AACGGATATCTGACTAACAGATAATTTTTTGTTGTATATTTTTTTATGATTTGTGTCTAAAATTTGTTGACTAGTGCACTGTCGCGTCAGCGACTAAAGGGGGCGACTAAGGGGGGCATAAAGGGAGCCTTTCATCTACCCATCATTTTTTTCATCATCGAAAGGAGTTTTAATCTATGGCACAAATCAATCAGGAAATTTTGAAACGCTCTCTGGTAATCAACGTTGAGGATGGCACCGGTGCCGACGGCACTACCAAGTATAAGGTGAAAAACTTCAACGGCATCAAGACTGACGCTGCACTGGACAAGGTGTACGAGGCAGGTACTGCCCTCGGCGGTCTGATGGAGAAGCCTTATAAGGATATTGAGCTGACTGAAAAGAGTGAGCTGGCGGAAGCGTAAAAAAGGCTCCCCTCGGGGGGAGCTGTCACCCGTCAGGGTGACTGAGAGGGGACTGAAAGCAACGTTGCTTTAGGCAGAACCCCTCTCCGCCTCGACAAGCTCGGCACCTCTCCCCAAGGAGAGGCTATCTTCTACCGAATTTTTATCAACATGACACAAAGGAGCAATCACCCATGGAAAAATCTTTACAACTCGTCTTTAAAAACGCTGCAGGCAGCAGCAAAATCATCACCATCTCCAACCCCAAAGAAAACCTCACCAAATCCGAAACCGACGCAGCCATGCAAAAAATCGTCGCAGCCAACGTTTTCAACACCCTCGGCGGTGACTTGGTTCAGGCTGTTGAAGCTCGTGTGGTCAATCGCAACGTCCAAGTTCTGGCGTAAACTATAACAACCCTTCCGTCTACTCGCTACGCTCGTAGCCACCTCCCCTTACAGGGGAGATATAACAGCCTCGATTTAAGATTACAGTTCGCCATTATCGCCAATCTCTATATGCTCCCTGAAAGGGAGCTGGCATCGCCGAAGGCGATGACTGAGGGTTGTGCTTGCGACAAACTGGGTCTTAGCGTCAGGGAGCTGGCATCGCCAAAGGCGATGACTGAGGGTTGGCGTAAAAAGCACTAAGGAGTGATCCTCATGGAATTTGACAGACTTCTCTCCGCTGCTGCGGATTATGGTTTCGCAATATAACCCTAGAAGTAGCACTTTTCTTCCTATTATATATAGCACAAGAACAACTATTTAAATAAAGCCACAGTAACTCCAGAACCGAAGCCTATGCAAAAGCCATTAAGCCAGCCTTTGCGATAGGCTTTTTTATTTTGCCTGCTCTGCTCCGTCCGTTCCGCTTCCAGCTGGCGCTCCAATGCTTGATATGATTCCTGCGTTTGCTGCAGCAAGCTCTCTACATTCTTTAGCGAGCTGTTGGCATCGCTTAATGCTGTTTTGCTGACGCTTAACTGCTGCTTCGCTATTGCCAATTGCTCCATCAGCTCGCTCGACGGCTTGTCCAACATCATTAATTCGTCTTCGAGCAGCATCAATTTGGCTTGCAACAGCCTGCTGTTGTTGCTTAATGTCTGCCATTTTTCCGTCGGTAGCAGCACGTACCCCGCTGGTGCTGCCGGTCTGTTTGTAGTGGCCGCATCCGCCGCTGAGCATGAGCCCGGCAAGGCAGACAAGGCCAGCGATAATGAGAGCATAAGTGATAACCTTAACCTCGCGCTCGCCATGCATGTCACTCTCCCCTCTCCGTGATGTAATCAGTAATGCCGCGCGCGATGGCGCGTGCCAGCTCGTCCTGCTGGTCAATCAGCATCCGGCAATCATTGTCGTTTGTGATAAAGCCCATCTCGACCAGGACGGCAGGCATGTGGGTGGAGTTAAGAACGATGAGACCGGGACGGGCCTTGACGCCTCTGTCTACCGTGCCTAAGCTGCCAGTGATTTGACGGAGGATGCATCCCGCCAGCGTATCGGCAGGGCTCCATTTGTCATATACGAGCACCTCGGTACCCTGTGCTGCAGGAGTAGCAGCGTTACAGTGTAAGCTCACAAAAATATCTGCTGGCCATGTGTTGGCGCTGAGGCAGACGTTGGTGTAGGCTGCATCCTCACCAGCCAGGTTGTTGCTCTGCACAATCTTGACCTCGCAGCCGGCGGCCGTCAGATAGCTGCCTACCAACGCGCCTACATCATGCGCTATATCAGCCTCGGTAACGCCATAGCCACGATTGACAGCACCGGGGTCGATGCCCGGATGATGGCCGGGATTTAGAAACACTCTCATAATTAATCAGATCCTTTCCGGCCAGCGAACAGCTTGATTTTGGTTGTTCACTGGCCTTTTTTAAAATGTACTTACAATTTTCGGCGGGTTTCCGCAAGTATATTTTTTAGATACGTTTTTTCTTGATGGTATCGATTAAGCCTTGCACAGCCTCCACGCCAGCTGCGTTGAGGTTTTCTACGATGCTCAGCAGCTCCGTCGCGGTCAGATAACCGATAATTGTGCTCACAGCCCATGCGGGTTTAGACAGCTCGACCATGATAAGGTCAGCAGTCGCAGCAGCCATCACACAGACAAGGTATACGGCAATCTTGCCCAAAAAGCGATGTTTCATAACCTCGCTTTTGATTTCTCCAGCCTCACGGGCGCGCTTTATGCCGATTACGGATTTTAAAAAGCCTGGGTCAGGCACGCCCTGCGCTTTGAGATAAGCGTAGCTGATGGCCACCCATTTTGTAAAGCAGTCGACAAACACCAGCAGGCTAAACGCGTAAAACAAAATTGCGTGCTTATGCAGCAGCAGTACCATGATAGCGGTTGCGGCTGCCTTATAGCTCCAGCCGGTATACAAGGTTTTGCCTGCAGCTACAGCTGAGTCAAAAAACAATTTGTAATTCATCCAAAAAACCTCCTAAATTAACTATAAATTATCAGTTTTACGCCACCTACATCAGGATCGACCTTGTCCAATTTGGCCTTATCCGCAGCACTCATAAGCCCCGCCGCAGTGGCCGTCGCGTTGCCGGGCGTACCTGTAAGGTCATCGTAACTGCCTGTACGTGCGACGTCTGCCAATGCGTTGAGCCTGCTAAAAAACTTATATCCCAGGCTATACACAACCTTATTTTGCACGGGATTTGTGCTGGTGGATGACAGCTCAGCATCAATGGTGACCTTTGGCAGCAGACCTGTAATCGGCTTACCGTCCGCGCCTGTCGCCTTGACTCCTGCCGCAAGGTTATCGGCAGTGACGGTGTCGCCGGTAAGGTCTACCAGCGTCGCACCATCGTATATAACTTTGTTCACTGCCATGGGTTAGCCTCCTCAGCCTATGGTAACGGTCAGACCGCCCTGCGGGTTCTCGCTTTCGTTGTACGGAATCGCCTCAACGGTGACCTGAGACAGATAGTTGTAGCCGCCGGTGCTGTCCGGCAGAATGGTCTGCGCGGTGGTCTTAGGGGTAGCGGTCTTAGCCTGCGCCTTAGCACCTTCGGTGCCGCTCATTGTACCGGTTACACCCAAAATCTTGACGCCGGAGCGGATGTTGGTAGCGATGAGCTTTGCCTGCTCAGTGGCGCTGATGGCCACCTTGCCGGAGCCGTCATGGTAACCGATGGGGATGGTGTAGGATTCATCCTTTGTGCTGATGGTGCCGGTAGCAGCGCCGTTGTTTTTCATCGTGCCGGTCAGCTTTTTGCCGTTGACGTAAGCGGTCTTGCCTGCCAAAATCTCAGCTACGGCCGCGGTAGCATCGCTGGTGTCTGCATCAAATGTGCAGGTACCGGTAACGAGTGCGCCGCTCTTGTCATGCGCGGTGTAGGTGCTGAGCAGCTTGTCAGCAGTGACGGTATCGGCCGTCAAGTCAATCAATGTTTTGCCACCATAAACGACCTTAGAAATATTTTTGTTTGCCATAAAAATTACCTCTCTTTCTGTCCTATACTTAACTGTATAGGAGATGATAAAAAAATGAAATTACCTAATGGATTTGGCTCAATCAGTTACTACGGAGAGCATCGCCGCAAGCCATACGTGGTCAAGAAGTACATCGACGGCCGTCAGAAGCCTATCGGTTACTTTGCCAGCTATGAAGATGCCCTTGCTTATCTTATTGCCTACAATAAAAATCCGTCTTTGTTTAACCCATCTGAGATAACATTTAGCGAGATTTTTAAGCTGTGGTCAGCAGAACACTACCCGAAGATTGCCAAAAGCACCGCCGCCAACTACACGGCAACCTATAAGCACTGCCAGCCATTGTACGATAAGAAATTTATCACCCTCAAAATCAGCGACCTGCAGGATGTTATCCGTACCATGAGCCGCAATAAAATCGGCTATGCCAGTCAAAAGAAATGCCGTCAGCTTATGCACAATCTCTACACCTACGCAGTCAAATACGAGATTATAGCTGCCAGCGCAGATATAAGCCGGTACATTGAGATAGACAAAAAGCGTATCGTCTATCCGAAATCGCCGTTTAACACACGACAGCTGAACCGTGTGAAGCGATTAGCTGAGAGCGACGAGCTGTTGTCCTGCTGGGCAAAAGTCGTTGTCATGATGGTGTACAGCGGTGTACGCACGTCCGAGATGCTGGCGGTCAGAAAAGCCGATGTTAAACTAAAGCAGCGTTATTTTATTGTCCGTGAGTCAAAAACAGAAGCTGGCGAAAACCGCGCCGTACCCATCAGCCGTAAAGCTCTGCCCTATTATCAGCTGTGGATGCAGGAGCCGGGCAAGACGCTTATAACCGATAATAACGGAGAGCAACTGTCTTACCACCGCTTCAGGGCGCGATTTGACAAGGTGATGGACGCAACCAGCTGCCACCATACGCCGCATGAGTGCAGGCATACCTGCGCCACGATGCTGGACAACGCAGGAGCTAATGATACAGCGGTCAAGCGTATACTAGGCCATGCGCTGCAGGGCGTGACCAAAGGCGTATATACGCACAAATCACTGCATGAGCTTAAAAAAGCTATTGATATGCTATGACTTTGGTAAAATCAGCCATTTTTGCCAAAGACGTCAGATGTCTTTTGGAAAAAGTGCCAAAATTACTAAAGACGCTGTGTTGCTAACGTGTTGCTTATCCGGTAGGCGCTAGCGCTGTTAAGCCTTGCTGCATCGATGGATTACTGTTGCTAACGTGTTATACGTTGGCCAGTATCGGCCTGATGTGCTCCAAACGCCGTCACAGCAAGGTTTTGAGCCATTTTAGAGGTTGAGAGTAACAGCCTCAACCTCAGCAACAGTTGTTGCAGCCTCTACCTTGTCCTTAGCGGCTCTATACGCCACGTGCAAGGCGTTTGAGCGTTGTGCGACCATTGCGATTACCATACGCAAATCGTTGGCTGTTACCTTAACATCTTGGTTGTCTGCCGTAGTCCAATCAATAGACGCATCAGCCCCCTGTACATCAAGGGCAATGATGGCCGCGTTGATGCGCTCGCGCGCTTTGCCATCGTAATCATAGCTGTTGCCGTTGTAAGTAATAGGCTCAACCTCTTTGCTGTCACGCTCAGCTTTAAGCTCTGCGATTTTGGCAGGCTTTGCCACAGCCAGCAGCTCTGCATCGGTAGGTGCTGGCTTTGGATATACAACGCCGTCATCAGCGATAAGATATTCGCCGTCACCGTTGCCAATGAGCTTGTTAAAATCATCGTTACCTACGATGACATAGCCTTGTTTAAGCAGCTCAGCAATTTGCTCTTCGCTGTGCTCTACAGCTAATTTAGTATCTTTTCTCTGTCCGTTTTCCGGCAGGATAAGATATTGATTTACTCTTTTATCGTTCATGTTTTTTCCTTTCTACGCTCACAGATTTTGCCTGTGGGCGATTTTTTTAATGATTTAGAATGATAAGCGTAGGTTTAAAATAATTCGTTATGAGCCTTTCTGTGCAGTGGGGAGCTACAACATCGCCATCAGAAGATGTCACTTATCCTATCCCTGTTTCACGGGTGCTGTGCTTA